GACTGCTTTCCACGGCATCATGGCGACCAAATTCGCGTGAAGAATTTGGAATTTTTCATCATCAAATGCGTACTCAATGCACAATGAAACTAAAGCATCCGTAATGGTATCAGAATCAAATTTTTCTCGAACCCGAAGGTGAGTTACATGTTTTCCCCAATTTAATGGAATTGTGACGACTTGGCCCGTTGGAAGCCTCAGGAACTTCCTTGAACAGAAAGTAAGATCAATCAATTTTCCCTCATGGTACTCATTAAATATAAAACCCAAAGAATTTACATATTTCATATATTCTTCGCCTGTAATGCCTCGCATACGCTCAAGTGTGTCATCACCAATGACGGCCATAAGCGCTTCTTCCCAAGTACAATCAATATGATAATTGTCAAGGGTAAGCAATTTTAAAACCACCATTGCTCGAGAGTTGTAAGAAAGAGTCCTAAAATAACCAGATCTCATCACACCATAAACGACTTGTCGAAACAAGTATCCATCTGTGGTTATAAGAAATCCTGTAAAACAGATTTTGTGACGATAATTTGCTACTCGGACCCAAGGGTCTTTCTCGCAAAAATTCACACATAATCTGAAGTCAAGCTCAAGATTCATTTCCAACATCCAACCAGGAGTAGTAATGTCGAGAGATGATTTATCGCCATCTCCGCACCTACCACCATCATCTAACCACTGGAACATATCATGTGTTTGGCCATACTTTGCAGCATAGCCAAGCTTGGTTGGAATCTTTCTCCACTGAGAAATTTCACTCTCCATAGCTTGTTGCCACAATAGTCTATCAATTACTTGATCGACTATTGATATGTTCCAGATCAACCGCCAACGCTTTGAAATCGCCTTTTCACTCTTGTGCGCCTCCTTCTTAATGAACAATCTTATAGGATCACTCATCTCCAGGAGTTTCTCTCCGTTTCCAGAGATATGCGCATTCATAATAGTGTCAAACTCTTCTTCCGGGATGGAGAGCATTTTGCTCAATCTATCCTGTACTAAAAAAATAAGGTGTTCAATCCCCATGCCTTTCGGCGCTGGCTGTAACAATTCACGAACTGTTTGCCACTGGAGACAATATGGATATCCCGGATTGCCTTTTGGATTCAGGCTCTCTATTGCACAAACGATCCTCTCTTCACTGAAGGGGTCTTTCGCTTGGCTCCACCGGGCAGCGCTGTAGAGCTTCTCTAGTTTTGGTAACGTCCTGCTTCTCGATGAAGCAGAGGGCCCCTCAACCAAGTTGACTCTGGTTGCCTGGAAATTGAGGGAGTCTCGTTCATGCTTGCCACCGGAGGGGGGCATAGTATAGGATTCTCCCTCTGGAACTTCAAGTCCTGACTTAAAAG